GGGGTATATAATACTTTCCATGAGCAGACCAAACCTTCCCACAGAGTTGCGCCTGGTTGAAGGGAAATCCCCTAGTGGAATTCCCTTACCAGAAAATGTCCGCAGAAGAATTCCCTACGCCTACTGGTTGTCCAACCCTAATACATGGGACAAGCAAAAATTCATCCAAGACACATCCGATTACTTGTATGATGTTTACGGGATTGGCGATGAACAGCAACAACATACTTTGGCTTTGCTAGCAGAACAGATGGATTTGTATATTCAATGTTCTAAAGGTATTACGGAACAAGGTATTATTTCTGAATTCAATGATGGCAAAACAATTGGCCCGAATCCATATATTACAATCAGGGACAAGACATTGACTCAAATAGTTCGACTGATGAATGAGTTGGGATTAACCCCTAAAAGTCGGTTGGCACACACTAACAAAAAAGAAGATACACCAGCGGCACGATTTTTGGCTGGCCCACTTGCCCGATGAACAAAGAAAAGAAAAGACAAAAAGATTTTAAAGTTGTCAGCAAAACGCTAGAGGATGTTTTTGCCGAAAGAAAACGGGGTCAGGAATTGATACCCGTAGTATTACAACGGTCAGATTGGGAAGCATTGGAATACTCAATCAAACTTGCCCTAAAGAAAAAATGAACTGGCAAGACGGGATAATATATGCACGGGATGTTATTAAAGGCGAAATTAATGTTTGCCGTGATGTGCGTTTGGCTTGCCAGCGATTCATTAATCAATACGAAAACAAAGAATGGGAATGGGTATTTGATGAACGATTCCCCGATCATGTATTGGAATTTGCATCAACCCTTGTTCATACCAAAGGCCCTGATGCTGGAAAGCCGATACGCCTAGAGCCGTTTCAACTATTTTTTATCTGCGCTATATATGGGTTTCGATCCAAAAGGGATTTAACCAAACGCATGGTAACGGATGTAATACTTTACATTCCCCGCAAAGCTGGAAAATCTACATTAACCGCAGTCATAGCCCTATACGAATTGCAATGTGGCGAAAAGGGCGCAGAAGTATTTACCCTGGCTACTAACCGTGAACAGGCAACCATCGTGTTTGATGCCGCCAAAGGGTTTGTTGAACAAATGCCCGATTGGTCAGCGCAGTTATATGAGGTCAGCAAGTATGAGATAAAAAAAGCTGGCGATACGCAATCGATGTTTAAAGCCCTATCACGGGACACCAAAAAGACAGGCGATGGCAAAAATCCATCATGCGTAATCGTAGACGAAGCCGCCCAGATCGTAGACCGCAACTCTATTGAAGTATTACATTCTGGTATGGTAGCCAGACAGAACCCATTGCGAATCTACATTACAACCGCCAGTTTCACTAAAGACACAAAGTTTTACGAAGATATGACCATGTATCAGTCGATGCTTTATGGCGAAGCTACCGACAACCCAAGATGGTTTGGCTTGCTATACGGGCTTGATCCGCAAGACGAATGGACTGATCCCCTAAGCTGGGCTAAAGCGAACCCTATGCACGGCATTAGCGTGTTTGACGATGCCATTGCACAAAGGGCAGAAGAAGCCAAGCATAAGCCAGCGGCACTTAATGAGTTTCTTTGCAAAACCCTAAACATCTATGTAAGTGCTAATAGCGCATGGATCGATAGAAATTATTGGGATCAAAGTATTACAGAACCCAGAGAAGATACGCCCGAAGCGGTTTTCGTGGGATTTGACTTGGCCGCCACACGGGACTTAAACGCAGTTTGCATTTTAAAACGGTTTGGCGAATTAGATTACGAAGCAGAGTTTCAATTCTTTTTGCCAGAAGAAGGGTTTACCCTAATCCCAAAACATTATCAGGATATTTTCTTAGTTGCCATTGATTCTGGAATTTTAAAATTGACAGAAGGCAATGTAATGGATGATCGGGAAATATCTGAATATATTATACAAAAGTGCGAAAAGTATAATGTTAAGGAAGTTGGCTACGATGCCTATAATGCGGCCAGCTTAGTTGCCAGGTTGCACGATGCTGGAATCCCCGTAAAAAAAGTCGGGCAAGGTATGGCGGTAATGAATAATCCTTCCAAATATGTTGAAAAGTTAATATTGAATAAACAGATTAAACATAATGGCAACCCTTTTGTTGGCTGGCAATTGGGTAACTGTGAAGTTTATGAAGATGTTAATGGCAACATAAAGGTTCGCAAAAACGAAGCGGATAAATCAGCTAAAGTAGACGGCATCATTGCCATGATTATTGCCGCACATTGTTCATTAGATAATCCATATGTATCAAATTCGTTTGGTTTCAGAAGTTTTTGATATATAATCGTTAGAAATTGCGAGGAAATCATGGGAATGTTAGACATTTTTAATAAGAATAAATACAACTTACCCAATGGTGAAACGCCAAATTTAAGTGAAAATAACACTTTATTTGGTCAAACAATGCTGGGCAACCAGATTCTTAGACAAAATCAAGGCGGTCAGCAAGGCGCAAATTTCCAATTACTGTATGTAACCACAGCATCGGCCACCAATGCTGGCCGTATTGTGGATATGTCGGTTTTGAGTCGAAACAGCACGGTAATGTCATGCGTTAATATCATTGCCAGGGCATTGGCTCAATGTTCTATCAGCATTAAATACCAAACAGATGATGGTGATTTTGAAGATGCTTTGAAATCAACTAATGTTGGCACAAGAGATAAAGCCAAAGCAAAACAAGTATTAAACCTATTATCCCAGCCCAATAATTTTCAAAATCAATATGAGTTTTGGTATCAATGGGTAATGTGGTATTGTTTGGCTGGTGAAGTGTTCACATTGCTGTATCGCAAAGACCAAAAAGACCCAAATCAAACGCCAATTGAACTTTATAACCTTGATTCAACGCTAATCACGGTTCAAGCCAGCCCAGCCCGTTATCCAACCTATCGGGTATCGACCCCAACATACGGATTTAACAAAGATGAGCCATTGGCATCTTATCAAGTAATCCATTGCACGGAAGCCCCGTGGCAAGGTTCTGCTGGTTTTAATAAAGGTATTTTGGCAACGGAATTAGTGGCCCTTGATACCGACATTGATTTGTATGCCAACTATGTCATGCAAAACGGTGCAAAACCATCGGGAATTTTTAGCACAACTCAAGTTATTCCAGATACCAAGTTTAAAGAAATTGCGGCCAGATTAAAAGAAGCATGGTCAAGCATGACTGGTAGCCGACCAACCGATTTAAGCAAGCCTGGTCAGGGTATGTTGCTAGATCAGGGCATGACTTACACCCCTGTTCATATGCTTACTTTGCAAGATGCGGAAGCCAGCAAATTAAAAGACCAAACTACTAAACGCATATGCGCCCTATTTGGTGTACCAGCACAATTGCTAGGTTTAGAAATGGGCAAATATAATAATACTCAAACATTGTTGGATGAATTCTATAAAACCACAATGTACCCAATGATTATTAATATTGAGCAAAAATTTAAAATGGGATTATTAAAAGGTTATCCAAACCTTGCCATTCGTTTTGATACTAAGGATTTCTTGAAGGGTGCGGCATTAGATCAAATGAACTTTGTTAATGCTGGCGTTGCTGGTGGCATTTTGACACCAAACGAAGCCCGCCAATATTTAAACATTGCTCAAATTGATGGTGGTGATGAATTATTAGGCGTTAATACGCAAAAAATATCATCAACAGATATTCCAGTAACAACCAAGACTGCTAAAATCATACCTGGAACTTCACCACAAGATACTGGTGGCGGTGGCGGTAATCAAACCAAGAAAATGAATATTGGTAAAACATGATAAAACTTGATTCGCAGATTAAAACTAATAGTGTTAAACTACCAGTAAAATCTAAAAAATCCCATATAATATACGACATAAATCTTTCGATTAAGAATGGGATAATCAATGAATCAGAATCTAACCCTAGTTTGCGAAGCACAACTAAGCCTAGAAAAATCAGGCAAAGAATCCCAAACTCCTAGCGGTGCAATGCAAGCCCGTGTAACTACATGGGGAACACGGGAAGGCGCAGACGGTAGAAAATTTAACTACCAGCCAGAAGGTTTTTCCGAATGGGCTGAACAATTCAAATCCGAAGGCAAACCCCTTCCAATGTTTTTGAACCATAACGACATGGGTATGCCAGTCGGTCAATGGACAGAATTTAATTTTGATAAAGATGGAATGGTTGCAAAAGGCAACCTTTTTATGAACACTTCTGCTGGTTCTGATCTTTACGAAGTTCTTAAATCATCCCCAAATCTGTTTGGTGGCGTATCAGTTGGTGCATATGCAGACGAAGCCTGTTATGTAGACTGCGATGGCAACCCAATGGATGACGATAACGATGATGACGAAGAAGCCTATTTCCAAATCACCAAAGGCGGTTTGCGTGAAGTGTCTGTGGTTATGTACCCAAATAATCCAGCCGCAGAAATTCAAAAGCTAGAGTATTTTGATGCTGAAGGGCATCCAAATCCAAGAAATATCGAGAAAACCTTGCGTGAAGCTGGGTTGTCCCGTAAAGATGCGACCACCGCATCTTCAATCCTTAAAAAGATGCTTGAAGGGCGTGATGCTGTTCAGGTTGAAATTAAGGAAGCCCCACAACAAGGCGATCTTGAAGCGGTGGTAAACGAAGCCGATGCAATCCTAAAGGCATTAGAAGAACGGGATTTGCTGAAAGCATTATCTAAGCGCATTAAATAAGGAAAAATCATGTCCCAACAAATCATTGAAAAATTAGATGCTATCGAAGCATCAAATGAATCTAAGATTCAAGAAGTAAAAACTGAAGCTGTAGCGGCTGTTGAAGCTGTTAAAGCTGAAATGGCTGAAAAATTGGCTACTATCGAAGCCCGTGTTTCAGAAATCAATTTAGCACCTTCCATTATCAAGCCAGCCAAATCGGTTAAAGAAGATGTAAACCGTATGGTTCGTGAGCAACTCAAAAAGTTTGCTAAAAAAGGTTCAATGGAAAAAGAACTCAAGATGTTTGAAGATGAATCACAATATCAAGCATACTTAACCGAGAGTTCATCTTTGACTGGTGGCGGTTATAACATCGGTGGTCGTACAGCCTATGATCCTGTATTCCACACATTGCGTTTGATTAACCCTATGCGTGGCCTTTCCCGTAATGTTACAACTGATGGTTCTACCTATCAGTTCCGTGCAAAAACTGGTAATGCTGGTGCTTTCTGGGGTTATCCAATCAATAACAACACTTCAAGTGGCCCAAACCCAACAACTGAATCTACTAACATTTGGCAATTAGTGTTACAAGATTTGAATGTCCAGTTCCCAATCCGTACTGCGGCTCTTGATGACATCGATGGTTTAGAAGCCAATGTGGTTGATGATATGTTGATGGAATTTAGCCAGCAAGAAGGCTTGTCCATGATTAAGAACAACGATCAAACCGATTCCCCAAATACATACGGTGGAACACAAGGTTTGCGTGGTTTGAATCAATACGCTAACTATGGTGCTAATGGCACTTATACTGGCGGTACAATTACTGTTGGTGCTTTCGGTACTTCTGGTGTTGCTACTAGCAACGGTTTGAACAGCTTGGCTGTTTATGACCAGATTACTACTAACGGCAATGTTGTTGGTGCGGCTAATGTAACTTATCAAGACATCATTAACTTCATCTACAATCTGCCACAACAATACTGGACTCCAACCGCTAAATTCTTGGTAAACCCAATTTTCTTGGCACAAATTCGTGGCTTGAAAGATGCTAACGGCACACCAATTTTTGAACGGATGCACCCAGGCGATGCTGATGGCATCGTAGGCCGTATGCTTGGCTTTGATGTTGTAGTTAATAAATATGTAGACAATCCAAGCGAATTCTCTGGTAATACAGCCGCTAATTTATTCCCAATGTATTTTGGTGATTTCCAGCGTGGCCACACCATTGTTGATCGTTTGAATATGGTATTGCGTAGATATGACCAGACATTGCCTGGTTACATCACCTTCTTCGGTGAGAAGCGTTTGGCTACATCAAATGTAGACCCACTTGCTATCATCGCTTACCGTTCTACTGGAACAGCAACAGCGTAATAATGTAGTAAAGGCGGGGCGGTCAAAAGCCGCCCCCACCCTAATCTTTTGGACTATATATGAAAAATGAACTAATCCTAGAAGCAATCAAATCCGCACTTACCGATAAAAACGGTGATTCGGTAAAGGTAAACTTAAAAGAAGCATCAGCCCTTACTGGTTCGGGTTCTGGGGTTGGTGGTCGTGTTATTTATGATGATGCGTTTGCATCATTGCGTATGGCTAACCCATTGCGTATGGCAAGCCGAGAAATTACTACGATTGGTTCTAATGAAGCGTTTGTTGTTAAAACGGGTAACGCAACCAATCCTACAAATCCCTGGGGTTATCCAGTTAATGTGAATACTGGTACTCCAAACATTGCTACATCATTCTGGCAATTACCTTTACAAGCCATTACAGCGCAGTTGCCAATCCGTACTGCCGCAATGGATGACATTAACAACCTTGATCCAGCCGTTGTTGGCGATTTAATGTTGGAATTTAGTCAGCAAGAAGCATTGTCAATGATCCAAAATAACGATCAAGCTGGTTCTGGCACTACATCAACTGGCGCAACCAACGGTTTGCGTGGTTTAAATTACTATCCAAGTGGTTCAACAGCCGCATTTGGCACAAGCGGTTCTGGCGCAACCAACGGTTTGCATACAGTTAAAACTGTTAGCACCGCTACTGGTGGCACAATCGTTTATAACGATATTGCATCCTTAGCATCTGCATTGCCAGCACAATACTGGAGTTTGCCAGGCACTTCATGGCATATGCACCCAAATACCATTTTGGCATTGCGTGAATTAACCAGTTCTACTGGCCAGCCATTATTTGTTGAAGTTGGCGATTCCGATGGCGGTGCTGTGGCTCATGTATTTGGTTTCCCAGTCATTCCTAACCCATATATGCAAGTGGTTGGTAGTGGCAATTTCCCAATCTATTTGGCAAACTGGGATAAGTTTGTAACTATCGTGGATCACGAAGAATTTAGCATCCAGCGTTTAGAGCAAACTCAGCCAGGTACAGTAACCCTGTATGCTGAAAAACGGGTATGTTCTACAATTCGTGATGTATTCGCTGGTGTCCGTTTAGAATCATAAGGCCAATATGCCATTAGATAGTTATACAAACGGGCCGTATTTAGGTACAGCCCGTAACCCCTTTAGCTATGAAAAGATAGAGCAAACAAGCCGTGATTTGCAAACGCAATGGCTTACTTTGGATCAGATCACCCAACAGCTAAACTTATTTGGCGATACCAGTCAAGATGATTACCTTACTGGGCTTGAATTAGCGACCCGTATGGCCATCGAGGATTATCTTGGTATGTCCATATTCCCCATTAGCTATAAAGTCTACTATGGGGCTTGGAATGGCATGAGTGGCACACAAATTCAGTTGGATTTGCCTAATGTCAGCCAAGCCAATCAAGGCAATGCTGGAACAGTCATTAATTCGGTTGGTTATTACAATGGTAATACGCCAGCAACCTTTACTTTGCTTGACCCATCGGCTTATTTTTATGATCCAACGGGCAACCAAGTTATTGTAAATAGCCTACCAAGCGAAATTAGCACTTTTATTGCTAACCCAATTGTGGTTACTTATACAACTGGTGCTAGCCCATATGCTCAATATCCCGTCATTAAACAAGCTGGTTTGATGATGCTAACCCATCTTTATAATAATCGTAGCGATACCTTTAATGGGGTTATGAACAAAATCCCTTATGGCGTAGAGCAATTACTCAGACCCTATAAACCGCTGGTGTTGTAATGGCTATTGTCCGCTATGAAAATGTGGATGTGAATAATGTTGCTATATCTACAGATAGCATTGGACAAACCACAACCGCAATTACCTTATGGTTTAAAACCCGTGCCAGAGTAATGGATGTTCATAATAATTTAAGCATTACCAAAGAAGATCGTGTTTATGCTGATTTGGTTAAATTTGTATTAAATTACACCCCAAACACCTTGCAAATGTCGGAAAACCAAGTTGGCTATGCGTTTAATTGGCGTGGGCATGATTTTAGAATAATGGATGTCAATGAAAGTAACGATAAAATGAATATTACTTTCACTTGCTATCGTAACGATCCAAACACACAAGTATGAGCCAGCAGAATCCGCTTAATTATGCAAAAGCCATCCAATATCAACTGGCCGCTATTGCTTCTCCTGTGCCTGTTTATGCCAATTTCAACCGTAATTTTGCTAGCCAGCCTAAGTTTATTACTTGGCAATTAAGGAATGTTCATCAGCCTGTTTATACTGGCCAGAATCAGAATAACAAGGGTATTGACAAGCCTATATTTCAAATTAATGTCTTTGCCCAAGATATGAATGATGCTTTCAATATAAGCAATTCCATATTACAATCATTGCATGGTTACAACGGCCTTTTTGGTGGCAGTAGTGGATTTCAAATATCAAAAGCCGATGTAGATTGGTTGTATAATACATACGATAATACGATAAACTTGCATCATATTATTATGGATTGCACTTTATACATTCCAACATAATATAAATTGATTAACTTTTATTTAAGGAATTTTTAAAATGGCACTTCCAAATCAAGTATTACCTTGGTTTTCGGCATCGTTATGGTGTCAGACTGGCGCAACTCCTACACCTTTAACAACTACCCAATTGTCTACTTGGACTGGTGAAGTTGCTTCTATCGTTGGTACTGTTGCTAACGGTACTGGCTCTACTGGCGAAATTCTAAATGTTGAAGCTATTCCTAAGTTTGGTCAAGATGACGCATCTGCAAACTTCTATGTTGCTGGTAGCCGTCAATCTGATGTAATCCCAACACAAAGCAAACCAACTTCTTTAACAATCGTTGCCGCATGGAATCCTTCCGATGCTGGTTTGTTGTTAATGCGTGGCGATGCTTACAGCGGAATCATTGATCGTACTTTCGTTATTGCCGCTGCTGATGGTGCTAATACTGTTGCATACGCCTTTAATGGCCGTGTATCAGAGTTCACCATTGATACTGCACCTAACGCAGAAGCTAAATGCACATTTACTATCCACCCCCGTGGCAACCAATACGGTTGGTCAAACAATACTTAATAAAATGCCTACAATAAAAGATAACGCAGACTTAGCAAATTATTTTAGTTACCTGGTAAACCAAGCCGATTCTGGAGTTAAGGATTGGTTTGGTTTTCAACAACAAAAAGTAATGGGAATCAATCTGGCTTATGAGATTGCGGCTCGCCATGCAGACACAATGTCCCCAGATGAAATTACTGGGTTCGTTAAAAACTTAAACAATTCTATATTTAATAATCTTATCAAACCTTCAAAATGAGTACGGTCAAAATTGACTTTGAAGGTTGGGAAGAATTTACCGACTTGGTAAATGAAATCCAAGATGATTTTGGCCCTAAAGATTCAAAGACCATATTGGTTAGCGCAATTAGACATTCATTGCGGCCAACTTTATCTACGGCTAAAGCGTTATTAGAGCCTGGACACGGTTTAGATACTGGCGCATTAAGGGCATCCCTTCAAATTGAAGCCAGAAAGCCTAATTCTAAAGACCGCAATTCTAAATATTACAGCCCTGGCGAAATCGTTATTGGGCGTGTAAGCACCGCACCAGGCAATAAACTAAAGAAAAAATCATTTTTTAACTTGCACAATACCAAATCTAACATCAAACAAATTGGTATTGAAAGCGATGGCCGTGCCATGTTTACTGAGTTTGGAACGCATAAAGAAGCCCCAAGACCGTATTTGCGCCCAGCATTGGAAAACACATCTGTTGCAATTTTAGACAATCTGGGAACAGAACTAGGATCAGCCCTAGAAAAATATAAATCAAAACATCCATAAGGAAAGTAAATGAATCAGTTTGCAAATGCTTTAGGCAAAAAGTTTGTAGAAAATCAAGAATTGGTACGCACTCGTTCATTTGAAATGGGCGGCCACACATTTAAAGTTCGTGTTCCAACAACATTGGAATATGAAGCAATGCACGAAAGAATCAAAGTTATTGATGAATCAATGGTTGATGCGGAATATGCACAAATAGCCAAAGTGTTTATTGACAGAAAAGCCGATTTTGAAAAAGAATCTAATATTGAATTTGCCGAAAATGATGTGATTATTGAAGGCCGTTCATTAAAAGAAACTGCCAAAAATAAAGTATTATCGCAAATGCGTATTACCGAATTCTTTAAATTGCTTGTGCCAGAAGATAAAGAATTTGATATGAATACTATTACATACCCAATGATTGAGGAATTATTTCCTTTTGCTATTCAAATTGAATTAATTGATGAAATTAATAAAGTAATTTCTGCCAATTACAAAGATACTAAGGGAAAGTAATTGGATCAGTTCGTAGGCAAGTTAAAGCCTATTTGATTGCAAACGGGGCTGATCCAGAAAACATCGATGAGGAAACATTTACCGACATCTGCGTGATGTATCACGATGGGTTAATTGGTAATCGGGGAATCTT